GTGAAGCTCACAGCCCGCCAGGTCGAAACATCTAAAGCTAAGGACAAACCCTATAAACTGTCTGATGGCGGTGGCCTTTACCTGTTGGTGAACCCCAACGGCTCTCGATACTGGCGGCTGAAGTACCGGGTCGCAGGTAAAGAAAAGTCGTTGGCTTTAGGTGTATACCCTGACGTCTCGCTGGCCGATGCACGTCAAAAACGAGCAGGGGCTAAAAAAGTACTGGCTGCTGGTGGTGACCCGGGACAGGAAAAGCAGGAAAAAAAACATGCTAAGGCGATGGCCGTATCAAATAGCTTTGAGAGACTGGCGCTGGAATGGCATGAGCATAAATCGATGAACTGGTCAGCAGGCTATGCCAGCGACATCCTGGAGTATCTGAGAAAAGATATTTTTCCTTATATTGGTTCCCGGTCGATCACTGATATTAAGCCCGTTGATATGTTGGCTGTTCTTCGCAAGATGGAACAACGTGGAGTACTTGATAAGCTCAAAAAGACACGTCAAGCCTGCCGGCAGATCTTCACCTATGCGGTCATCACCGGCAGAGCAGAGCATAATCCCGTGGTCGATCTCGCCAGTACTCTAAAAGCACCAAAGCAAAAACACTTCCCTCATTTATCGGTTGAACAAATACCTGACTTTCTGCGAGCTCTGAATGACTATAGCGGCAGCGTGGTGACTCGAAATGCTACCCGCCTGCTTATGCTTACTGGGCTCAGGACAATTGAGCTCCGTGCTTCTGAATGGGATGATATCGACTTCGATAAGGGGATCTGGAATATCCCTGCAGAGCGAATGAAGATGCGGCGGCCACATCTCGTTCCTATCTCAACTCAGGTTCGCGAACTGCTTGAAGAAATCCACCAGCTTACCGGGCGAGGGAAGTATGTTTTCCCGGGGCGGAATGATGCCGGTAAGCCAATGAGTGAGGCCAGCATCAACCAGGTGATTAAACGAATCGGTTATGACGGTAAAGCGACCGGGCACGGCTTCCGCCACACCATGAGTACCATCCTCCATGAACAGGGATATAACACAGCCTGGATTGAAACGCAGTTGGCCCACGTCGATAAGAACTCAATACGCGGGACATATAACCATGCTCAGTATCTGGATGGCCGTCGGGAAATGCTCCAGTGGTATGCCGACTATATGCAGGCGCTGGAGAATGGTGAAAATGTGGTCCATGGCTCGTTCGGGAAACGCGCCTGACTGGATGCATAGACAGTATATAGAGACGATAGTAGACTTAGGTAGACGAGCAAAGAATAGGCTATGTCTAGGCTGATCCCCGAAAACCCGTGCACCTCTGCGGGCTGGCATAGCCACCAATTCAGAGGGCGCGAGGTGGCGTATGGCAAAAGCGACAAGAAAAGACCTGACGTGGTTTGATATTAATAATTATGATTTTATCAATGATTTGACATTAGTTGGTCTAATTAAAGAGCTTGAGTGGCGGGAATGCCTTTTCAACGAATTAGCCAATCCGGATGATTCTTTTGATTATGAAAATGATATCAAATTCAATAGAATTTTTAACGGAGATGCAAATATTGAAGTTCTTAGCGATGAAGAATGTGAGAATTTGGAATTTATAAACTCAGTACAAGAACAAACACCTTCTTTAAAAAATCTATATGGTGAGCTACCAGCACTACCCTGCAGAGAAGGAGTCCATCCTATTACCTTCACAGAGCTGTCCATGTATGGATTTTCCGCTATAGACCAAGGTTTTTTTAAAAGAGATGAAGATTATACCTATCTAAAATCTAGTGCCATGATGGCGAGTGTAACAGGCAATCTTGAAGACTGTTTTAGCTCGAGCGTATTGACGTCCATTGATCTGGATGGTGCTACTGATGATGAAATTATCACTAATTTAGCTATCCTTCTTCCCTTGTGGAGGAAGCAGTTAGATCTCCCTGAGCAAGAGCACATTGCACAAAAAAGAATTGGCGTAAGGACTATACAGAAGCTCGTATCTAACAGAGTTCTTCCAATACTTGATTTACTTCTTTGGGGACAGGTGAAAAGTAAAGAAATAACAAATCCTATGCTGTCTGCTTTAGTTTTTAGCGACGATCCGAAAGATACACAGGCAATAAAGGATTCAATAAAGCCATTTGCAGTTGAAGCTATGAGCGAGAAGTATACGCGACTGCTGCGCCTGTATGCCAACAAAGATAAGGAAATCGCTTCATGTAGATTGTCTGAGGTGATGCATAGAATTTCGTAGCTGACAAAATTCGCTAATTTTATGTTTATCTTTTTCTGCGGCATCTATAAAAAGCATCTTTCTAAGATGTCGCAATGCTCCAATCTCGCGGTTTTTCTTTTTTGGGAAGGGCTCTTCTCGATTTCTTCGTCACCTGTAAACATCACGGTAGTCTTGAATCGTCTACTACCGGCAACTACAGAGTTACGAGGTCTATATGTCCCACAATCTAATTCGACTCCCAGAGGTACTGCGTCGCACTGGTTACAGTAAGGCATGGATTTACCGGCTCATGAGTGAGCAACGTTTCCCATCAGCAGTGAAAATCGGTTCTCGTGCAATCGCATTCGTCGAAAGTGAAATCGATGATTGGGTGAACCAGCGTATCGCTGAATCTCGCGGTGAGGTGGCGTAATGGGAAAGAAAAACCGCCCTATACAACAGGCGGCTAACTCAGATACACGCATGTCTGATATTACGCCGATCACCAACCATGAACAAGCACCAAAGCGTACACCAAAGAAGCACCGCGCCCGCGTTTATATGCTGCGTACCGGCGTTGAGGGATGGACAGAAAACGATATTCTGCGCTACTGCCGCCTCTCGTCTGGACGGAACTACGCTAGCGAAATTGAGCGCCGCCTTGATATTCAGCTAGAGCGTATCGACGAAAAGAACCCGGATGGTATCGGCGCACATTTACGCTACCGCTTTACCTGCCGCAGTGATGTTCTCAAGGTTATTCATCTTGTGAACCACAACGCCGCCGCTGGTGGTTATTACGGCCTTTCTAAGCAGGATATCTCCGACATTCTGAATCTCTACCCGGACAATTTCACCGCCGCATAACGGAGCCGACAAAATGAAAATCGAAAAAAGCAGATTCAATTCTGAGGCTACCCCTCAACCGAATGTTAGCCAGGGCGTAATTAACGGTAACGACTTTGCCGCTATTGTCCCTGTTATTTCCGGTCAGATTGGCGGGCGTGAAACCAATATTGCGAGCGCCAGAGCTCTGCATAAGGCGCTGGGGGTTGGCCGCGACTTTACCAACTGGATTAAAGGCCGCATTGACCAATACGGATTTGCAGCCGGGACTGACTACATTCGTATTGAAAAATTGAGCTCACCAAAACGGGCGAGCGCAAAATTTCGTCAGCAAATCGAGCATGATTACCTTCTCTCGCTGGATATGGCTAAAGAAGTGGCAATGGTTGAGCGTAACGAGCAGGGGCGAGCTGTGCGCAGGTACTTCATCCAGTGCGAGGAGGCGTTACAGCTGAGTGCGCCGGAAATCGCCGCGAAGTACCGCCGCCAGCTTAAGGCCCGTATTGGTGCCGCCAACCTCTTCAAGCCGATGTGTGCCGCTCTGGATGCTGCCCGAGCAGAACAGGGGAAAGAGACGCAAGCCCGGCACTACAGCAATGAAAGCAACATGATCGCCCGCATTGTGCTGGGGGGCATAACCGCTAAGCAGTGGGCGCAGGTGAATGGTATCGCCGGCGAGCCTCGCGACAGCATGAGCGCCGGGCAGCTGGAACACCTTAGTTACCTGGAGAGCACCAATATCACGCTGATTGATATGGGCATGGCTTACGACCAGCGCAAAGCGGAATTAACCCGCCTGTCTCAGCGCTGGCTGGCTAAACGCATGGGGGCTAACGATGAATAAGCCCACCAGCTTACCCCTGCCGGATTACACTTATCGCAAAGCTCACGGGGGAGGTAGTGAGCGTTGTATCGGCGGCGCACAACCGTGTGACGCTCTACCGCGAGGGCTACAAGTTTCCGTGCGTATAGCCCATTGTGCGTTTCTGACTGGCCTGATGAATGCAAAAGCTAACACTTTGCTGGTGGTGTGTCACCGTGTGAACCTGTCAAAACCTGTCACATTGCGAGCCACTGATAGTGGCGTACAAAATGCCTGGCGGAATTTAGCGATCAGTACGCGCGATGGACATCACACCTGCAGTAATGAGTTTTCGGAGTCCATAAAAAAGGACTTGATGTTCTACATCATCCCAGTCTATGGTTATAACTCACCAGCAAAATCTGGTGCCGGGATTGGCGTCCTGGAAAAGTACAAGGCGACACATGACGCGCCTAGCGTCTTTTTTTGTGTCCTCACATTCGCTCACCCTTTTTTCAGCGCTGCGGTTATAATCCGTGCCGTTTGCAGAGTTATGGTGAGTTGGATGGGGGCGGAGAAATCCGCGCCGGTTACCTTGTACGCCGGTTACGCCAACCCTGTTCAGCTCACCACCAGTGAAATTGGCGTTTCCGGTGGTGGGATTAATCCCCAGTACAAGGAGGCTGCCATTGTGGCTACTACCCCTACCCAAAATCCGCAATTTATCTGGATTATCGCCGCTGTTCGCCGCGATATGACGACAATTAAAGCCCAAATTCACCATATCGCCGCACCGTCTGAGCGTGACGCCCGTCGTTCACTGGCTCGCGATCATGTCTGCTTTTTCGCCGGCCGCATCCGTCTGGAGGTGGCAGCATGAGCCTATATAACGATTTAGTTCGCCACGAATTCGGCAAAGGCGCCACCGTTGATGAGCTGGAAGGCATTCAGAACCGCATGGATGAGGCTGTGAGTGATTTGTTGCTCGGCATTAGTGCCATTGGAAGCCTGATGTTCTGGGTCACGGATAATGACAACTACACCGAGGAGACCGCAAAGGGAGACATGCGCAAAATAGGCGCAATGCTGGGTACGTTTGGTGAGGTGGTGCTGGCGCTGAACGATACCGTAGCGAATGCGGGTGTGTGTCGTTCTGACTGCGTCAAAGAATCAAAAATGAGGGCGGGAAAATGAATATAAACGCTATATACCGCCATCCTGCTGAACTTGAGGCCGAGGCGATGCTATCCCGTGAGCAACCGTATCCGGAAGATTTTACGCTGGCAGAGCGTACCGCAGAACGTATGGCCCGCGCTCGCAATGGGTTGGTTCATGTAATGACGGATTTATCACCATACCTCGACGTTGAGCAAGCAGTCATTGTGCATTGCTGGCTGGATAAAGTCCTGGCGATTGTCGATATGGCCAGAATTGATGCGGAGGTCAGGGTATGAGCGATATGCAACTTATTGATGCCCAATGTCGTGTTGAACAAGCACAGGCACTGCTCTCAATATGGTTAGAGGGCACGAAAGCATCTGAACGGGATATGCAGTTAATTTGTGCTCTGATCTCGTTACTCCAGGATGTACCAGAAACGATTAAAACGGCGGATGAAGAACTTGCTGATTACGTCTTGCGTGCACATCGGGAGAAGCGTCAATGAAACTGGCACCTAACCTGAAACATTTGCCAAAAGAAAAATTTACTGAAGCAGTTATTTTTGCTGGAACCGATGCGTACGCACATGCAAAAGGGTGGGAAGAGGGCATGGGTAAACAAGTCGCTGAGGACAGAACACCTCCCATTTATCTTGGACCGAAGCAGCTGGCGGAACTGGAGAACCTGCAAATTATTGATAAAGGGCGTCGCAGTGCTCGTGTTTATCTGGCTGGAAGCATTGAGCCAATAATGATTAATGCCATTGGGGAAAAACTTGCACAGGCAGGTGTATTGGAAGCGAAATTATATAAGGGAATTCCTGACCAAAAACCGGAAAACTGGAGGCAATATCTGGCCAGGCTCAGAGAACAGGGCGAGCACACAACGACATCAATTCTGAAAGCCAATAAATCTGCGAATAGTGACAACCTGAAGCCACATGTTGAAAGCCGAGCTGACGGTATTTTTTGGGTTGAGCCAAAATCAGACAAAGATACCGGGGAAATAACTACCCGTGAAAGCTGGCTGTGTTCTGCTCTGGAGGTCATAGGTACTGGCATAGATGACAGTAAAACCCGGTATCTGATTCTGCGCTGGCGCCCATTCGGTTCGAAGGGGGATACTGTCCAGGCAATACCATTTGCTGATATCGGTGAACGCGAAGGCTGGCGAACGCTCAAGGCTGGTGGAGTGAATGTCACAACCAAAAGTGGTTTACGTGCAACGTTGGCCGACTGGCTGCAGAGCTGTGCCAATGGTGAGGTATGGCGCATTGCGCATGCTACGGGCTGGCAGTGTGGCGCCTACATCATGCCTGATGGCGAGATCATTGGTACTCCAGATCAACCGGTGCTGTTTAACGGACGAAGTTCTGCCGCATCCGGTTATACCACCAGCGGTACTGTTGAGAGCTGGCGAGAGTGCGTTGGACGTCTGGCCTTTGGCAACTACTCGATGATGACTGGTGTGGCCGCAGCTCTGGCCGCCCCGCTGATTGGCCTTGCTGGCGCGGATGGATTCGGCATCCACCTCTACGAACAGTCGAGCGCGGGTAAGACTACCACTGCTAATGTGGCCTCCAGTCTTTACGGTAACCCTGACGTGCTGCGTCTCACCTGGTACGGTACTGCGCTGGGGCTGGCGAATGAAGCTGCCGCACACAACGACGCGCTGATGCCGCTAGACGAAATCGGCCAGGGCGCTGACCCGGTGGAGGTCTACAAATCGGCATACGCACTGTTTAACGGCACGGGTAAGCTGCAGGGAGCGAAGGAAGGCGGAAACCGTGACCTGAAACGCTGGCGTACTGTGGCCATCAGTACCGGTGAGATGGATCTGGAGACCTTCATTGCCAGTGCCGGCCGTAAGGCTAAAGCGGGCCAACTGGTTCGCCTGCTGAACATTCCGATGCGTCGGGCAGTGCGCTTCCATGAGCATACCAATGGTAAGCACCATGCCGATGCTCTCAAAGATGCATACCAGCATAACCACGGAGTGACCGGGCGTGAGTGGGTGAAATGGCTGGCTGACCACCAGCAAGAGGCGGTGAACGCTGTCAGAGCAGCGGAAGAGCGCTGGCGTAGCCTGATCCCGTCGGATTACGGGGAGCAGGTCCATCGTGTTGGCGCCCGGTTTGCCATTCTGGAAGCCGCACTGCTGTTAGGTAAGGTGATTACCGGCTGGGATGAGCAGACGTGTAGGGATGCCATTCAGTACAGCTATAACGCCTGGCTGCGCGAGTTTGGTACCGGAAACAAAGAACATCAGCAGATTATCGAGCAGACCGAGGCATTCCTGAACGCTTACGGGATGAGCCGCTTTGCACCGTTCCCGTATGACTCGGCAAGCCTCCCTATCTCCAATATGGCGGGATACCGGCAGAAAGGCGGGCACGAGACTGACCCGATAGTGTTCTACACCTTCCCCGCAGCCTTCGAAGGGGAGATCGCCCGCGGCTTTAACACTCGTCAGTTTGCAGAAGTCCTGAAGAAAGCTGGCATGCTAACGCCACCGACTTCAGGCCGGGGATTCCAGAGAAAGTCGCCACGCATTGATGGGCGACAGATTCGGGTTTATGTCCTGCAGTATCTGCCGGACGACGACCAGCCAGAGTAAAAGCATTCTTACATGTGTGTAGTTTAGGTGTTGGTTCAGTTGGTTCAGTTGCCTCAGTAGTTATATCTGTCTGTTTAATAAGGTTTCATGTTTGAAGAATGAACCAACACTGAGGCAACAAACTGGCATTTTGAACCGACACTGAGACAGTTTTTAGATGTCCTGTGCTTTATTTATGAGGTGATTGCTCCTTCCCATCTACCCAGATTGCAAACTTACTGCAAATGGGGGGGTTGATGTGGAACTTCGGATTCGAGATCTTGTATATTTCAGATGATTCTAATTGCTGACTCTGGGGGGGAAGGGAGATGGAAGCGCTATATCCAATATTGATCGTCTTAGGTGTGGGGGGCGCCATTGGTGCTTATATAACCTATAGGTATCTGATTAATAAGCATAAAAAAGTTGTTGAGTATCTTGAGTTGAGAAGTCAGAAATCTCTTGCGGCTGAGATTGAGGAAAAAGAAGATGCGATTGAAAAGTATAAAAATAAAGATATTGCTCGTGAAATTGAACACGATAATCTGAAAAAGGAGCTCAGACAGATTATCGAATTAAATAGAATGAAAAGTAAAGAAATCCTCGGTAAAGCCGTTGATTTTGCTTTTGATTTTGAGACCATATTTCGTGAGCAACATCAATCAGCTGAGGAGGAAATACAGAAGGTTCTCGATGATACCTATCGCTATAAGCGTAAGACTCTCCTTGCTTCTGTGACGCTGAAGAATTTTGAGAAAAAGCTTGAAGATATCAGAAGAGAAAAAGAGATATATCAGACACTGATAGCTAAATATGATTTTTTCCAATTGCGCGATCGTTCTGATTGGAAGGAAGTGGAAAAAGAATTTCGAGATAAAGTGCTGGAGCTTCAGGCCGCTCAGGATGAGCGCGATGCTCAGAATGAAATAAAACGACAAATGCGTGAAGAACGCCAGCGCGCAGAAGAACTGGAAAGGCAACAGCAAGAGGCTGAAGCCAAAGAACAAGAGCTCGAGGCTCGGCGAAAAGCCGTCGAAGAGGCCCTGTTGGCCGCAGATGAAGAGCATCGCCAGGAGCTTGAAGAAACCCGCCGTCAGTTAGAGCAAGAGATTGAAGATGTCCATAAGCAGTATGAACGGGCAAAATCAATGGCACAGATGACCAAGCAGGGGCATGTTTATGTAATTTCTAACATTGGTTCATTTGGTGAAAATGTCTATAAGATAGGTATGACTCGCCGACTTGAACCGCTAGATCGTGTTAGCGAATTGAGCGGTGCAAGTGTGCCGTTTGAGTTCGATGTGCATGCAATGATTAGCTGTGATGATGCGCCAGCTCTTGAGTACGCTTTGCATAACAAACTTAGCAGTGAACGCATGAATAAGGTGAATCTGCGCAAAGAATTCTTTAAGACAGACTTGAGTAAGATAATCCAATGTGTGGAGGAACATCACGGCAAGGTTGAATATGTTGCGGACCCTGCGGCCTTACAATATTACCGCTCACTAGAAATTGGCGAAGAAATAGCGAACGATAAAGAATTATCGGCGGTATCATAATACTTATTAATTCTTCAAAAACGCCCGCGTCCGCGGGTGTTTTTATCCCCGGAATCAATGAAATGGCTAAATCAGAGACAGAACATCATAGAGAATTCCAGCTATGACAGCTCAAATTTCAGCATATGCCGGCTGGTGTCCGCTCCTCAAATCAGAACCACGAACAAGCGGTACTTGCATGGCTATGGACCACCTATACAATGCGGTGTCCAAACACCGTAAAGGCGATCTGGTCAGTGTGGCGGGCAATATGCAGCTCAATCAGTGGACGGGGCAGGATGGTGCTGCTCAGCAGGCTATCAGGTAATTGCGGACAGTGTGCTCAGTGCCAGAACGGTACGCCCAGGCGGTAAAGCGGGGCAGCAAGGACAGGCTACTGATGCCCTACGCCGTGCCCATGAGAAGCAACCGCCCACTACCGGGTATGAAGGATGCGACCAGACGCCACTTTATGGTGAAGATTTTTAGCATAGGAGCTGGTCACTTTTATTTTGAGCCACAACTGATGCCGCTGAAAAGCGGCGTTCAAAAATAAATGCTTAGCTTGATGAAGAAAGCATGAGATTCAATGATAATGTGTTACTAAGGGGTACACCCATTGGACGGGCTGGCCGCCAGTTTATTGGGCTGTACTAATAAAGTCTCCGGAGGTCTCATCCTCAAGACTAATAAACTCAACCCTCCAATGATCCATTTTTCTCAACTGAGCCAGTGAGAACATACTATCAGAGATGGCTGCACAATTTTCCAGTGCTATCAATTCAGCGCGATCTGGTGTTCCATAGTAGAATTCAAAGCGTTCCCGAAGTTTTCCACAAAGAGTAGTAGCTTCTTTTTCAGCATCAGTCCATCCTTTTTCGCTATCAAAAACTGCATAAATTGACAGTTCATAAGGTTCATTTTCAGGAAGATCATTGAAACGGTTTTCACCCAAATCGAAATAAATACTTAAAAGATACGTTGAGTGTACACGTATAATCTCAGCAAGTTCATTTTCAAAGCGAATCTTTTTCTTTTTATCATCGTACACTCTAATCCGTTTCTCGAACTCATCGGGGAAAGCCGGTCGGCCATATTTGGCCGCAAGCCACTGTTTTAGCCCTCTTTTTTCGTCCATGTCAATAGGGTATTCATGGTCCGGAGATTGGACATGAAATTCAAGTTTCTTGAAGGTAAGGCGATTCGAATGCCGTAACTCTATAGCATCAAGCTCAGAACCTGCTTTCTGCTCATACTTTAAATGAATGATTCTTGGGTGTTTTGCATTCGCGAACTGGCTATTCTTTTTAACCAGCTTTCCTACTATTACTTCTATGCTGTTTTCAGAACCACTCTGTATGTCGCAATCGTGAGAAATGACGACCACCTTTGTCAGATGGTCGTCTGCATCTCTCAGACCCAAAGCTGCTGAATCAGCGTCTGTTAATACGTGCCCTTGCAACCAAATGGGACGAGCATCCGTCATTCTCTTATCCTAAAATATTACGATCAAAAGCACCGGAAATAGACTCACTAGCTAACCAATCAGAGCTTGATTCAGCCTTGCTGTCCATCATTCCCGAATTTCTAGCTGCTTCCTTCATCGCAACGGCTTCGCTAACAAGAGATTTTGCTTTTTCAAACCAATCGGGTGAAGTTTTAACAACATCAAGCAAGCTGGCGCCATCAAAAGCTCTAATTTTTACTAATGATTTGCCATTCGATAGTTCATTAGCATTAAACAGATCTGCAATTAAACTTAACCGTTTAATATGTTCGATTTTTTCAGGACTATCTGGCTGTGACTCAGCGGACAACCACTTGTAGAGAGCTTGTCTTGTCACATTCAATTCTTTTGCCAACTCTGACATTGGCAAGCCAATAACATTGCGAACATTAGCTAAATGTTCTTCAGCGCTTCTCAGGTCTGGAACTGGGCCAATATGCGTTTTAGTCTCAGGGTTGAGTACTAAATCCCCCAAGATAGGGGTCTTATCTTTAACGTAGGAGTACCACTCGTCAAAGTTGTGCATATCAAAACTTGCACCGGTACCACTACCAAGGAGCAATGTAGCAAAAAGGCCGGATATGATCGGCTTTGCTGCGGACGAGTGTTGTCTGGGTGGAGCTACGCGCCCTTGAAATCCATAAGAGTTATAGAGCCTCTCATTTCCAAAGGTTGGTAAAGAATGAACATATGTGGTCATAAGTCCCCCTTACTTTTTCCCCAACATTTGAGTGCATGTGGCGATACCATTTTTTCGAAGGAATCTTTAATAACCTTGTGCATACTCAAAAATTGTTGCGTGATGATTTTATCATCTAAATCAATTTTACCATCAACGAAATGGTCTGAATCGATAACAGCATGCCATCCTGCTTGGAACTCTGCAAACTTAGGCTGAATAGTTAACCCAAATGGGATTACATCAGGTGAAAAACCAATCAAGCCCTCAACCTTTCTGATTTTTGTGATCAACGTACCATTCTTAATGGCTGGCCCAACGACCGTATTATAAATGGCCTCTTCAATCGAATGAATCGGCTGTAGGTCTAACTCAACTGACTGTAATTGCTCAACAAAATAATCATTTAGACTTTCTCCCGTTTGTGGCATCACTGCGTCAAAATACCTAATACCCATGCGCGTAGCATATGCAGGCTTAGTGATAGAGCGAACGCAGTCTAGCCCTGTAAGCAAATGCTCCAAAAATGGTTCATGGGTATCATAGTTGGTTGTTTGCAGTGTGATATGGTCATTCCCTAAGATAAAGTTAGTATCTCTATCTTCACTGATGAAATGCCATTGTGTAAATTCTTGGAAGATCGGTTTCGGAGGCTCATTTGGCGCATTTTGCTCAAATAGTAGTTGGTTCGAGGAATGTGACTCGAACTCCGGGAATCCTTTTGTGCGCAGATAGTCTTGTATATCAGGAACATACTTTGCCATCGCCGCAATTGGCGTAAATTTTATCTGCGCGAGCGCAAAGTAAACGGGCGCATTAGCCATGCGTTCACTCATACCGTCTCTCCCAATTTGTAAAATATTTCACTAGTAGCTTTCATATAGGTCAGTTTACACCTTGGTTGACACTTTCACCACAGTTTAGTTCCTCCCCAATGCTAAGCCATCCCGTGATCAGGCTATCATCTGCTACTAGTTGTAAGCGGCTGTATCTCGACGCGTCCACCTACTTTGTGAATGCTCTTTTTTGTAGCGAGTATTTCATTTTTCTGCGTTAGGAAGGTGTAAGTGGTGAAATATCAAATGATTGATTTATAGCAATATTACAGAAAAGTGAGAATGACTGATTCGTCAGCTCAGTAGAGATACTTATCGATTATCTGATAGTTCGCCTACTTGGCTAACTAATCACATTTGTCTCTCAACTGGAGTGGCATTCTTTACGCGGTGCAGAGGCTGGGTGTAGTCCTCGTCGTTCTGTTCATGCTGGCGGCCATCGCTGCGTGGCAGTTTGAACGCTACATGTAAAATCATGCGACCCAATGAAAATGCCCATATCTTATTTATAGGCAGAAACGGTGTGTTCTGGCTATGTATGGCAGAAATGATGTGTTCTGCCTATAGATAGGCAGGTTTGACGTGTTCTGGCTATGTATAGGCACAAGTGACGTGTTTTGCCAATGAGGGTTGACATCTCTTAGCGTTAACTTACTACGTTGGGAGGGATCGGGTACTTCAGGTCGGTTTGTGGCGCATCGCTTAGAAGCCGGCCAGATTTTGCCATTAGGTATCCTGCCATCTCTTCTGGCGTCAAATCTACATGAAACATGTCCTTGTCCTGGAACCATTCATCAGGCCAGTAGATGAGATCGGACGGATTGGCATCAAAGTTTTTCTCCAGCAATCCCAGCGCGTAGCTTTGTTCAGATTCCTTACCTTCAGCACTGCACACGAACCTGATTATCTGAACTAGCTCATCTCAGGTTAAATCCGCAATGTATTTCTCCTGATTAAATGCCATCTGGGTAAAGTTCTTGGCGTCGGTCCATGAGGAAAAATCACGGAAATCAGAGAATTCATACGGATTAACGACCTGCCTGTTCCAGTCATCAATCATTGCTTTTAGCCCTTCATCATCTTCGTCGGCGCCGTTATCAATTTGCGACAGTATCTCTTCAGCTGCGTCCGCTAGTTCTTTAAGTTTCTGGCGATTTATCTTGGCTGGCTTAAGACGTTCGGGTAAGGGCATCAGGTCTTCCTTGTTAAGTTGAGGCTCAGCAGCGACAAGTCATTAAGCAATCTTCGCCAAAGGCTCATTCAAAGTCCATAAACAATTGATTGCATTTCTGATAACGATCGGGAACGGTTAAAGCGATGATGTGATGAATACCTTGAGAAGGTAAAACACCCACCAGCCCGCGCTGAAGATTTTGGCAGTACCCAAAAGTGGGAAATGAGACCGGACACCCGGAGAATTACTGCGGCCCAATGATGAAGCCAGCATAAATCAGAAACGATCGTGTTTTCCAAATGATAAAAAAGGAGTTAACTATGGCGAGAGCCAGGCGTTAACGTCCTGGAATTAAAAACAGGAAGAGGGAGAGGGAATGAGGCGTTTTTTTCTTAAATCATTAGCCGCAGGTATTTTTGTTTTAGCCAGCTCAGGCGTTCAGGCTTCGTCAGTCTCTGACTCTGATACGACTGCCCAGATGGCCTACGAGGATATATCTCGCTCCTTACCTGAGCTGGAACCCATAACTTTTCAGGCAGGCGCAGAAAAGCGCAAGCTGTTAGTTTTTGTCGATAACCAGTGCGTTTATTGCAGCTATGTCGTTAAAAATATCAAAAAATATACTGACGCAGGGCTGACTATGTCGTTTCTGACTGTGGTGCCGACATCCATCAAGGATTCGGTTATCGAAGATATGGGGCGGGTCTGGTGTGCGTCCGATCGCCAAAAGAGTCTTCAGAACGCCATGGCCGGTTTTTTGCCGGGCAACGATAGCTCAGAAAAATGTAAAAATCTGGTGATTAAACAATCGGAGCTCGCTGACCGACTGGGTGTTACGGTAACGCCTGCTATGGTTGTGTTGGATAAGTCTGCTCACACCTTCCTAGGCAGTGTGTCCCCGGATAAAATTCTCTCCGAACTCCAGCGATCAGATGAGAATCGTAAATGATTTTATTGGCTGCTGAGCCTTCATAGTGGCTTAAGTAACCCTGAGAGGCCTCACCCAACTTAGCGTCGACAATAATTCTGAGTTGGGTTGTCTGTCGCAACATTAGCGCAGTATTCCACGAGTATTGTTCGGCGAATGATTGGATGTTCAGGTCAAAATGAAGAGGTGAAGCCATGATATTGGATTACCTGTTGATGTCGTATATTGCGCTTGCTTCCTGCTGGCCAGTCACGTTGATCTTGCTGTTGGTCGCCGTGATCGTGTTACTGCATGCTGACCGCCAGGTACTGAATGTGTCCATCATTGTCCTGATTGGTTTTCTGGTCTTTGCTGCCTGGCAGTTCGGGGCGACAATGCGTAGCCCTTCTTCATTGCTGGTGCGTGGTGCAGGCAGCTTTGTACATCTTGCCGGGATAGAAAGCCGGTAATACCTCCGACCTCAGCCATCGATAGCTGACCTCCCTTTCGTTACTGTGCAAGTCTGCACAGTTTCTTTCCTTAGCTCATAAATCAATCAATTTCCCTTCTGGTAACGATCGAAATTACTCTTTCATTAATTGCAATGTAGGTAATGATCATTTCAATATGTGAAATTATAATGGCTGTATAAATATCAGGAGGTGGCCATGTCGAAACAGTCCGTCAAACCTGTCTTGCTCAGCGAAGCACAGATTCAGGCAATCAGAAAAATTCAGGAAAAGCAGCGCCAGCAATCAGGTATCGGCGTTGCGCCAACTATCCATGAAATCGCTCGAGGACTCGTGGATAAAGCACTAGCGTCCCTTTCTAATGAGTGCATGCCTGACGGCGTTTGTTCTTAATTTTTATCATTACCTAATTGAGGTGAGTTCAATGGTAGCTAAGTCGATCGTAGACATTGACGTAAATGACGACAAGTTTGTCGCGTTTATGGAAAGGTTTCGCGAGTACCAGAGCGCGCTGGATGATTTACCGGAAGCCTGGAGGGTAGCTGCCGTTGGTATTGGCGAAAGCAGCAAACAAACCGAAAAAGCCAAAGGTGAGGCGAAGGAGTTAGGCGCGGAGTTTAATGCCGTGGCCGAGGCCATTCTGACCATCAACAGCGGTATCGATCGGCTCAATACCAACCTGGAAGACTCGAAGAAAAAGCAGGACGAATTCAACAAAAGCACCCGATCTGCGAAGGGTTTCCTCAGCGATGCGACGAAAGACGCTAAATCGCTGGCAGGGCATATCAGTGAAGCGACAGCTAGTCTTTTGTCATGGGGTAGCATTGTTGGCTTGTTTACCGGCGCTCTCGGCGTAGGTAGCCTGTTTGGTATCAATACTCTGGGAGCGGGGGCAGCTCAGCAGAGATTTATGTCCCTAGGGATCGGTACGTCGGCAGGGAGACTGAGTGCCATAGAAACCAACTACAGGAGGGCAATTGGGAATCCTGCAGGTACGCTGGGCGCTATCCGTGATTCTCAAATGGACCTGTCGAAGCGCTGGACGTTTCAGGCGATGGGGATTAACAACCCCGACCAGGACCCGGCCAAACTGCTCCCGCAGATGATCCGCAACGCGCGCGATATCTTCGTGCAGAACGGCAGCACACTGCAGGGTGCGCAGGCGCACGGCCTGACCAACTTCTTCAGTCTTGAAGACCTTAATCGCTTCAAAAATATGAGCAATGAAGAAATTGATGCGATGGAGCGAAGGGCGAAGAAGGATGCTGAAAGATTAAACATTACTGATGAGCAAAACAGAAAATGGACGGAGTTCATTAATCAGATTGAGCTAAGCGAAAGAAGCATTAACAGGGCCTTTGTAATCGGCCTTGGTCCTATGGCGCCGCAACTGAGTAAATTGTCAGATGCGTTATCCGGCGCGATCGATACGGTTCTTAAATCACCTGATCTCGGGAAGTGGATTGATGGGCTTGCTGGTGGTATTGAGAAGTTCAGTAATTATCTCGCATCCCCGGATTTCACTAACGATGTTAACCAGTTTATGACAAATATCAGGGAAATGGGCGTAACTGTCGATAACGTCATTAAGTTTCTTAAGGGTGAAACATTTAATGACTTGATGAATAAATCGGAGGGTAGTGCAAACTCCGCTGCCGAATGGGTAAAGGATAAGACTGGATTTGATCCGAGAAGTGTTGGCCCAGCGATGAAAGAGTTCTTAGCTCCATCATGGAGCACGATTAAATCGGTGTTTGTTTCTGGGCAATTAAACCCCATTTTTTCAGCTCCTGCCGACATCTCGGATAAATCTCGCACTATCGCCGATCGGTTCAATAATCCCGGTAATTTGCGTTCGGCTTATGGTTACGATACTCATAACACCAAAAGCGGTAAGTTCGCCGTGTTTCCTACGCTGGATGAGGGCGTGTTAGCGGCGACTAAGCAGCTTCAGATTTATGGTGCCCGCGGTATCAATACGATTGATGAAATTTCCAAACGCTGGGCTCCGTCAAAGGAAAACGACACTCAAGAATATATCCGTCATGTCGTAAGAACTACCGGGTTTAATGAACGTCAGCAACTTAACCTTAACGACCCGAAAGTACTGGCAAAACTTATTTCGGCGATGGCATCTAAAGAAGGTGCCGGCAGCAGGGTGACAGAGAGCGCTGTTATTCAGATTTACAACAATACTGGTGGTAATGCGATAGTGTCTGCTGCTCAGCTTGGTGCCCGGTGATGGTGACCCTTTCCCCGGCGTTGAGCGCCCCCGTTTAACTTTTCAAATAAAGGCCACCAGCGGCTTTATGGAGATATCTATGTTAATGAGTAAAGCCGAGTATGCACGTCATCGCGGGGTAAGCCGTCAGACGGTATATGACTGGGTGGCGAAAGGTGAGGTTGTGTTGTCGGGTACTAAAATCGATGTAGACGCGACGGAACGCCAGCAGCAACAGCACTCAGTCCCCAAAAACGAGGCACCCACTACAGACCCATGGCCACATCGAACACGGGAGCTAACTTGGTCGGAATGCTGGAAAGAAATAACATCGGGGGACGGTAAATTTCTTGCCCCAGATAATGATGATGACCTAATGGAAGCTGTTTCTGCCGCGGCTGATGAGTTGGGATATGATGTGGAGTTTCTTGAAGAAGGAGGTATTTTCCTTGATACACAGGATGCGGAATTTTACTTCCAGCGTTATGAACTTAAGGAAAATGCAGAACAATTACTGCTGACGCTAAGACGCGAACTTTTCTATACCGCTACCGAATATCCTGATGAGATAGCGGATTGGAGTCCCGAAGGAATGAAGGCATTGTCTCTTTGGCGGAAGTAA